GTTCTCTTCTTTATCTTCTGCTACACAAAATGCAGTAATATCGTTTGGGGCTTTTGTTATAGCACTTGGTCCAGTACTAATTGCTTTTGGTAGTTTATTGAGAATGGTTCAGTTGTTTCAGGCATTAAAAGTAGCAGCCACCTTTGCAAAAATAGTAGCCGTTATTGGTACAGGTGGTTTAGCTTTAGTAATTATAGGAATAGTAACAGCACTTGGTTTACTTAATAAAAAGATAACTGATAGTATAGAATTACAAAAACAACAAAGTGCAGCACAATCTTCTTTATTAAAAGAAATGTTTGATTTTAATCAGGAGTTAGATACTAATGCCAGATTACAATTAGGGGCCAATAAAGAATCAGAATTAAGTAAACAACACATTGATGATTTAGTTAAGAGATACCCAGATTTAACAGAAGCAGTTGGAGTATATGCTGTTGCATTAGCAGCAGCCAAGAAAGAACTTGTTGATATGAGGAATTTGGAAAATGTTGAAAAGGCTCCAGAATTATTTGGAATTGATATTAAAAATTATAACAAAGTATTATCAGATATTAATAAAGCCTATCAGGATGTATATGATGCTAAACAGGCAGCAGTTGATAGAATCAATGAAATAGATTCAAATCCATTAACAGGTTTTGCAAATAAAGAGGAAATGGAAAAGGCAAAAAATGAGTTAATTATAGCCTATTCTTCTGAGTTAATTGATATACAAAGAGCATTAGAAGAAAAAAGTGAGAAGATGCTTGGAAATATTAGTAGAAAAGCAAAAGATTTTGGATTGGAAGCATTTGCAATATCTCTTGGTGCTGGTGGGATTGCATTTAATCCTATTATTTCTGATTTAGAAGATTTCCTTAGTAACTACCAACAAACATTAATTGATGGTTTTGATATTACACCAGATGAACAAAAGAAAGTATTAAAAACATGGGAAGAATGGTTTGAAGAATTAGCAGGAGTACCCAGGAATAAGTTTGAGGGTATGAAAGGCTCAGGTACTATTGCAGCAAGTGAATATGCAAAAAGTATGAGAAAAGCATTACAAGATGAACATATTTTTTCAGGTTTATTTGGAGACAATTTTGATCTAACATCTGAGTTAGAGGGTCAGCTTAGTGGAATGGAATCATTATTTAGAGAGCTTACAGCATTAACACCAGATGAAATTAAAGATGGTGAGATTTTTAAAGTATTAGGTATAAATGCAGAAGATTTAGATAATGTAATGTTTAATCTTGGTGAAACAATTAAATATACTAGGGAACAATTAGAGTTTAGTAGAATTAGTGATATATGGGAAGAGTACCATAAAGGGAAACAACGTATAGTTGATTTAGCAGGTGCTTATCCTCTATTATATTCTTCTGTAGATTTATTAAGTGAAAAATTATCCTTGTCAGAAGAAGCATTTAAAAAACTTTCCCAAACAGAAGGTGTTTCTATTGATGATCTTAGAGCAAAAGCAGATGAAATTGTAGCATTAAAAGATAAGTTAGATTTAGCAGATGATAGTGTATTTGAAACATGGGCAAAGGGAACATTAACTTTCTTTGGAGCTTTAAAAGATAATACAAAAGATGCTAAAGAGGAAATGAAAGAGTTAGAAGGTATACTTTCTAATTTATATGAGGGGCTTATTAATATAGGTGTAGATGCTATTGCAGATTCTTTTTATGAAATAGGAAGATCTATGGTTGCAGCAGGGGATGGTATGGATGCTTTTAAGAAAGGCATGTTGGGTGTACTAGAGAGTGTACTTAGAGCATTGCCAGCATTATTCATCCAGGCAGGATTACAGGCAATGATGGCTAATAATTGGGCATTAGGTTTGTCTTTAATGGCAATAGGTTTAGCTGGCCAAGTTGGGATTGGTGTTTATGATCAACTTACAACAGATGCAGAAGAAAGTTCATCAGGACAAACAGCTTATGCAAATGGTGGCGTATTATCATCTTTCTCAAATTCTATAGTAGATAAACCCACAACTTTTGCAAATGGTGCAGGGTTAATGGGTGAAGCAGGAGCAGAAGCAATTATGCCACTCTCCAGAACTAAAGATGGGAAACTTGGTGTAGCATCTGTAGGTGGTTCAGCTAGTGTTGTTGTTAATGTAATAAATAATTCCAGTGAAAATGTTTCACAGACAGAAAAGACAAATGTAGATGGATCTAAAGAAATAGATGTAATAATTGGTAAAGCAGTGAATTCAGCAATCAGGAAGGGAGCATTAGATAAATCTATGTCAGAAAGATATGGGGCTAATGTGAGGGGGTACAACTAATATGACAAGTATAAATTGGCCATTAACTCTTCCACAAAATGCCAATTTTGGTGCTTCTTGTGAGATTGTAGGCAATACTTTCTCACAAGTAATGTCAACAGGATATGATAAGAGACGACCAAAAACAACATCTAGATATAGAAAGTATACAGTAGAGTATGGGATGACTTTACTTGAATATGATGCGTTTCAAAGATTCTTTCATAATGAGTTAGGCTATGGTGAAATGTCATTTAATCTTCCTGATCCCCTAAGAATACAAGATCCTTTAGAGGTAAGATTTATAGGGGAGGAAGCACCATTTAATGTAACACCTTGGGCTGGGACAGATCAGTTATTAGTATCATTTACTGTACAGGCATTAGAATATATTACACCAGGAACAGTTAAAGATAGTTGGCCTTTAGATTTACCATCATTACCTTTACATAATGCTTATAGTCAATCAGAACAAAATGCTTTAGTATCTTACAATAGTCCTAATTTTGAATCAAGAAGAAGGTTTACAGCAACAACAATTAATCATAATATGTCTTATGTTTTAACAAGGGAACAATTAGTGATCTTTGAACAATTCTATGCAGATCAGGGATGGGGTATTATGCCTTTTGATTTGGAAGCTCCTCTTTATACACCAAGTATAATTAAAGTAAGATTCGGTTCTTCTTATTCCATATCTTATGATAGTGATACTTTATATTATACTTTATCAGTATCAGTAGAAGAGATTCCAAAGTTTGTTAAGGATCTACCAATAACAGAAGTAAAACGGACATCAGACAACAGTACAAAGATAACATCAAATGATGATACAAAAATAACTAGTAGGAGCTAATAATGGCAGATATAAAAATATCAGAATATGAGGATAGTGATGCGTTATCTGATGGTAATGAATTTGAAGTATACCAACCTTTGTCTGGTGGTATAAGAAGAGAAAAGAAATCCTCTTTAAATAACTTAAAAACATATGCCCAAGGGGATTTACCTAGTAGAATTTCTAGTAATGAATTGGATGTATTAAATAACTCATTAGAATTAGATACAAAAACAAAATGGATCTATCCTTGGGTAGATGGACAAACATATAAACGAAACACAATAACTAGGATAGGGGAATGGACAACAATTGCAATAGGTGATACAACAGATTATCCAGCACCAGTTCCCAATAATGATTTAGATTGGCATGTTCAGCCAGAACCAACATGGTCTACAGTAAGTGTAGTTGGTGATTTAATTTATGGATACAAGTTTACTACAGCACATATTAGTAAAATAAGAGGTTGTAGAATATGGACAGATGGTAGTGCAAATAATCAATATACAGTACAATTATGGAATATGACAGATGAAATCAATCCAGTATTAGTTGGATCACATGTAGTTTTTAATGTTGTTGATATTGGATGGAAAGATGTTTTAATGGAGGATCTTTTATCTAGTGTTATTACTGTCCCTGGTGATCAATATAGAATTAGTGTAATTTTACATAATGTAGAAAATGATGTAAATTATTGTGGTCAATGGGAAGTAAAATGTGCAGTAAGTAATCCTTCTGATGGTGTTGTTTCGCTTCAAGGATCTTCTACTATATTCATTAATAAAAAGGAATATGGAGATGGTTTAGATAGAGGAGCAGATTTAAGTTCTTTAAAAATTGGAGATATAATTACATTAGAAGATGAAAATAATATAGGAAAGTATACAATCTATAGAGTAACAGGTACATTGATTGATCATACTACTTATTATGAAATTCCAGTAGATAGTACAGATAGTGGGGATTTTATAGGATCTAATACTATATTTAATATCACATGGTCTGTAAAAGGGGCTAGTGTATCCACAGACTATAAGACTATTACAAATGCTATTCCTACTTATTTCCCTGGTGGGGAAGTAGAAGGATTTTATTCAACTTCTATTAGTGATATTACCAATCCAGTATTACCCACCAATGCTAATGTTTATGGTATTGATTTTTTAGGTGAATCTTATGCTTTATCTTCATCATGGGAAATAGTATCATATAGTCCAGCAGATGATGTTAATACATCTTCTCTTCCAGTAAAAACTATAAGAAGTTTAAATGGAAATATTTCTTTAGATTTTTTGGATGATAATGGTGCAGATGTAGGTGTTAGATTAAGAGGGGGTCAATTCTCAGTAGGGGAACCAGGGAAGGGAAATGAAACAGTATTAGGGCAAGGGGATTCTTATCCAGTTCCTTTTGCTTATCATTGTGAAATAGCAAATACATCAGGATTAACAATAGTAAATGCAATAGATGTAAAAAACACACTTCAACGAGATACAATAAGTTCAATAGGATTATTTGGTGGTGTAACAGCAGGGAAATATATTTTAGTTGGTTCAGATCATAAGTATGGTGGAACTAAAACTTTATTTGCAGCATTGGGGAGTGTTGATCCTAATAACATTACAGCAGAGTATTTAAAAGATAACACACCAGCGTGGATTACAGCCCCTTTTATGGCTACAGATGCTAATGGTGATTTAGTATCATTTGCTAATGAAATAGGGACAGTAGAAAATGAACAATGGAGATTTGGATTTAATCCACTATTAGGTACAGTACCAGATTGGGATCAGGTAACATTAAATATTAATGGGATACCTTTAACAAAGTATTGGGCAAGATTTAGAATTGAAACAGATATAGTTACTGATCCAATTGTACAGCAGTTAAAATTACATACAGCTAGAATGGAAGTAAATGCAGATGGAACATCAGAATATTTTGGTTCAGCAAGGTTTGTAAAGACTTTAAAATCGGGTATAGGTGGTACAATTCCTAATTACTATAATGATCCAAATGATGAGTATGTAGCTTATGGTACAGACTTTAAAGCAAAATATAGAGATAATGAATTTAAATATAATGTTAAAGATGGGTTTGGTATTGTTCAAGGTATTGATGAGGGATTAGATACATCAATACCACTTGTATTATCAGTTTCTTACTATATTAAAGGGACAGGAACAGGTGATATTAATTTTGGTGTAGATGTTTATCAAATAGAAGATGGCTTTGTTTATGATGGTACAGCAGTTCCAGAAACATTTAAAGTAGTGCAAACAATAAGTACGCCAAGTAATCGGGTCAGACAGACTATGCAATTATTAGTAGGTGTTAATACTTTGAAAGCAGATGGGTCAGCAGTTTTAATCTCATTATATAGAGATGGAAATACAGCAGAGGATACATTAAGTGATAATGTAATTGTAACTAACATAACTCTAACTGGATATTTTTACAAATAAGGAAGGAATTGATGCCAAGGAATATATCAGCATCTACAAGATTAGCAGTAACAGCACCACAAACAGAAAAGGTATTTCTTATGTTAATTAGAATGTATAGTGATGAGTTATCTCAGGATCTATATTTTGTAAAGAACAATGAGAATATTGTTAGTAATGGCAATACTTATCTAGCCACTTCTTTTAATATTACCCCTCCAGTACAAGAGGAGGGGAATGTTCAAGATGCTTCTATTAGTATTGGTGCAGTGAACAGACAAGTAATAGAAGTGATCAGAACTATAACAAAATTGAAAGTTGATATGTCAATAATAAGATCAGATACACCTGATGATATAGAAGCTGGACCATGGTATTTTGAACTGGGGAATGTTAATTACAATAAAGAAATAATAACAGGAACACTATTACATAATGTGGGTTTAAGGAACAATATTTCAATTGTAAAAGTAACCAATATAACATTTCCAGGGCTGTACTAATGAAAGAAGAATTTAATACATCTAGGTACATTGAAATCCCCTTTAAGAATAAAGGAAGGGATTTTGATGGTTGTGATTGTTGGGGTCTAGTAAGGTTAATATACCATACAGAATTTAATATTGAGCTTCCTTCTTTTGTTGATGTATACAAAGATGCAAATGAAAGTAAAAAAATATCAAAAGCAATAACAGAAAATAGAAGTTTAATTAATTACAAGGAAAATGAAGCACCAGAATATGGGGACATAGTTGTATTTAATATTCAAAAAATGCCATTTCATGTAGGTGTATATGTAGGAAGAGGAATGGTACTACATGTCATGAGAGGTATGAATAGTGCTTGTGAAAGAATCAGTCTTGGAAAACTAAAAGGAAGGGTAGAGGGGTTTTATGAAATCAGAAATTAGAGCTATTATATATAAGCATCCATTAAAGAATGATAGAGAAATCCTCAATGTAGAAAAACAATCTTTTAGAAAAATATATGAAGAATTAGAACTTGAATTTGATATTAAAGATTACATTATAATTGATGGTGATACTGTAGTAACAGATTTTACTAGGCTTCCTAAAGCAGATAATGTTTATTTCAAATGTGTTCCACAGGGAGATGGTGGAGGAGTATTAGCAGATGAAGGTAATATTGCAAAAGGAATTGGTGGTGGTATAGCTGCACTAGGTATTATATTAGCAATAGTAGCTGGACCAGTAGGATGGGGAGCATTAGCTCTCTATGCTGGTATTTCTTTAGCTGTCTCTGGTTTAATGACTATTGGCGTAGGTGTTCTATTATACAACTATGAATTAGAAACAGAAACAGATTCCTTTACTGATAATAAGTCTACACAAACAGCATCCATTAGCGGATCTAAAAATAGTGATAATAGGAATGGTAAAATTCCTGTATTATTTGGTAGACATTTGATTATGCCTTTCTTTGCATCTAAACCATATACAGGATCTACATCAACAGTATATCCAGATTTAAATTTAGACAAGTATGGAATCCAATATTTCTATGGTTCTTACTGCTCTGGATATAAAGAAATGTATATACATGAGGATACATATAAATTAGGGGAATCCCCTTTAAATTCATTTAAACATCAAGGACCATATGTTCGGGAATCATCAAGTGATAATGTGTTTTTTACTAGAAGAGTATCAGAAGATTCAGTTGGGATGGAAATCCCTTATTGGGATAATTCCTATGATAATGGTATAGTAAGAACAACAAGTAAAAATACAACACAATTTGATATAGGTCTTATTTTCCCTAAGGGGTTAATTAAATATATGAATAATGGTGCTATGGCAACTCAGTACTGTACAATGGTTTTTATGTATAAGAAAGCAAATGAACCTGATTCTGCGTATAAGATACTGCCATTATTTAGTCAGAATTGGGAGGATTTTGATAACCCATCTATAAAAGGAGTCAATTTTACAGCTATGAGTTCTCATACTGTACGATGGAGAGGGTATTATATATTAGATAACAAAACACCCTCTTCTCATGATTACTGTCCAGATAGACAATACACAGTTAAAATAATAAAAAGATCTCAAACTTATGCTGAGTTTAGAGACATCGCTGGTGACATATGGATTGGTTATAATTGGGTTAATGATGTTTATCTTGAAAAGTTTACATCTTATACAGGAGTATTTGATAATGCTGGTAATGTTGATGTAGCACCAATCATACCAGAAGTAAAAGCAGAATTGAATGTAATATCATTACAGGTACAAGCAACAGAACAATTAAAAGGAACAATTGATAACTTTAACTATGAAGCTACAGCTTATTCAAGATATTATACAGGATCTGGTACTGGACCATCATCATGGGGAAAAGGATTAACATCAAATCCAGCATCAGCTTTCTTAAAAGCATTAACGGATACAAATATGCGGAACAGGAAGGGCAGCATGGTCAATGATTGATGGTAGATATACTATTAAGATTGATACTTATGACAGTGTTGTAGTTCAATATTTCACACCAAAAAATACATGGGATTTTAGTGGAAGTAAATCTTTCTTAGAACCTCCTACAGCATTAAAATTATCATTTATTGATATAGATTCTGGATACACACCAGCAGAAAGAATAGTATATTTTGATAATTATGAAGGGGAAATAAGACAAACAGATATAGTACAAGATGCTCCTATGTTTGGTGCAATGCATCCAGAACAAGTATGGAAACTTGGAAAATATATGCATGCAGTAACTAGGTTACGCCCAGAGACTTATTCTTTCTCTACAGACATTGAATCAATTATGTGTTTAAGGGGGGATCGAATACAACTAGCACATGATGTGCCTTTATTTGGATTATCCTATGGTAGAGTATTAAACATCATTGAATCATCAGGAGAACTTAGTGGTTTAGTACTAGATGAAATCATTCAGTTTGAAACAGGAAAAGAATATGGCGTCACAGTAAGATTACAAGATGGAACGTCCTTCACAGTAAATGTATTGAACTCAGGAGTGGATTCACGTACAGTAGTATTTGAATCCTCCATTATAGCAGATGTACATGAAGATGATCTTGTTATGTTTGGTGAAAGGGGAATAGAAACAGCAGATTTAGTAATTGCTAAAATAGAACCAGATTCAGATATGGGAGCAAAATTAACTTGCTATGCTTATGATGAAAATATCTATTTAGCAGATGAAGGTGTAGTTCCAGTATATGATTCTAAGATTAGTGTAGGTGGTGGTGGATCTATATCAGTGGGTGAATTACCGCAAAGTAATACAGATAAGGTAAATGAAGCAAATAAAGTAATACAGATCACAGATCAAATTGATTATAGATTAACAGGACAAATACCAGATTCTACACAAATAACAACAATAATGGGTTTCTATCCTAGTTCATTTGATGACTACAATATCCTCTATGTAAATTATGATGATGGGAATAAACTATATCGTAAAACAAAAGCAGGGAATGAAGTGGGTATACCTTTAAATAGTGTATCTACAGGAAGAAACATTAAATTCAATAATGAGATCTTCTATGTAAATCAAGATGATGATGGTAGACTATGGAGGAAATCAAGTGAGGATACTTCTAATGGTGTAAGGATAGCGAATGTACCTATTTATGATTTTGATATAGATCAAGAAAAAGGAGATATTTATTATATCCATGGGAATGATCAAAAGGTATATAAGATCCTCTATAATACCATTAGTGATGGGACATTATATTTTGATAAGGAGATATATGACTTAACAATAATTACAAGTAATGAGTTTTATTATATTGGGATGGATAATTTTGTCTATAATGTAATGTATTTTGATACTGTATTCACAGAGACATTGTTTTATGATGGAAGTGTAGTACATGAAATACACAGTACAGATAGTGCAGTTTATTTATTGAACTCTTTAGATCTAACTATCTATAAAAAGGAACTTTCGTCAATAGATACATCAGATAAAGGGGAACCAAGGCAAGGTACAGCAACAGGATTTATGGTGAATCCTTTAGGTGATATTGTATTCTCAGCACCTTATTATGATAGTGTATTATTCTATGCTCCGTCAACAACATCTATTCAAAATGGATCAATTGATGCAGTAGAAACAGCATATCAATTTACTACAGACTTAACACACGGTAGTGATGCTTTATTGAATCTTAGTATAGAAACAGTAGATTCCTTAGTAAAGAATGATGTATTGATTGCTAATGGATTAGATAATGATACTAGAGTGAAAATGGTTGGTAATAACTTTTTGTATATGACTAAACCAGCTTTAACAACAGTAACAGATGCAATTATTACAGTTAGTGGTACAAGAATAAATCTTAATGCAAATAAAGTAATAGTACCAGGAACAATAAGTGCAGAGTTATTAAGTGCAGATGCGATAAATAGTAAAGATAGAGATGATAATGGGAACTTCATCACAGAGATTGATCTTAATAGTGGTACACAGAAGTTTAGAGATAAAGATGGGAATATTGTATTAGATTTTGATCCTAATAGGGTTTCTCCAGAACATGCTTTGAAAATAGCAGGTGATATACAAGTAGAAGGATTAGATGGTGTTACTATAACAGGTAGTGATATTATTGGGGGAACAATATCAATTGGATCTGTAAATGGATTTAATGTTGATGATAATGGTCATGTTGAAGCTACTTCAATAAATATACAACATATTTATTTTTCGGATATAATTTCTAAAATATCATATTATGGGTATAGTACTTTAAGATATTCTGATGGAGCAACTTCTACTTATGGTTTATCTGCCAATGCAGCACAGGGGGTAATAATGAAAGAAGGTGGTTCTCCTGGTGGGAATTATACTGAACATAACTTATTCATTGCCTTATCCTCAGTTCTTCCTTTATATCATACTGTACTGGGTTATGTTGAGTATACAGATGGGGTTAGAAAATTAGGGATGTTCAAATATCAACCAAGCTATGTTTCATGGCAAGCACATGATGATACCAATATTAAATATTTTCGTATAAATATCACACTATCTACTTATGTTGCAACCTGGGGAAGAGTATAATTCATATGAAAACTAAAGTCAAGAGAAAAAGGAGAGAAAATGTCAAATTTCATTAAAACAAACAAAGAGTATAAAGGTGTAGATACAAATCTAGCCAATGAAACTCTCACATTAATCCCTATAGCGGGGAAGGATTATCAAGTAGCAAACACAGGAAATTCCGCAAACACATTAACAGTGAATTACGGAACTTCCAGTACTACATTATTTGATGGGGATGTTATGTCTTTATTCTATGATGGTTCTGTATGGATCACAGATAGTTCAGCATCATCAGGGGGAAGTTCTACTTCTGTATCTTCCCCAGCTTATGTACAGTCACAAGGTATTATTGTTCCTCTTTATATATATCCAGCAGATATAAGAAATAATGTGGAATGGAATGCTTTAATTGATTTAAAAAGAAACTTCCCTACAGTTCCATATGTTGCAGTAATAAACCCCTCTAATGGTCCAGGTACAGTAGTAGATGGAAACTATGCAGTAGGAATTAAAAGATTACAAAGTGCTAATATTAAAGTAGTAGGATATGTATCTACTGATTATGCAAATAGGGATTTAGATTTAGTAAATACTGATATAGATAATTGGAAAATATTGTATCCAGAAATAGAGGGTATATTCTTTGATGAATTAACATATGCTTCTTCCCCTACAAATTTAACTTATTATACTAAAGCAACAAATTATGCTAAGAGTAAGTCTATGGAGATATTAGTAACTAATCCTGGATTACCATTCTCTAAAGATTACATCCCCCTATTTGATATTATCATCGGATGGGAAAGTGATGTATTCCCTACATTAGCCCAAGCACAAGAAGATTATGTTGATGGGGCTAGTGAATATCCTTATCTTAAAAGAGGATTTTTACTACACTCACAATCATCCTTAGATATAACTTTATATAATGAAAGAGTATTACCTTATTATGGTTGGCAATATATTACAAGTGATACAATGCCTAATCCATGGGATACATTAAGTACTTATTTAGAAGAAATATCAAAAAGGATAGTAAGAAACACAGCCAGTAGTGGTACAGATGCCATATTAGGTGAAGATGTTAGCACAGGAATGGCATTACAATTTGGTACAGATGGGAAATTATATAAAGCAGACAATAGATCTATTGATAGTTGTATAGTTAGTGGAGTCGCCTTGTATGGTGGTGTAGCTGGTGATACAATGACTGTAGGTAAGATTGGTGTATTAGATGCTTATAGTGGACTTGTAGTAGGTAGTGAATATTATTTAGGATATGATGGTGATATTGTAGTAAAAGGTGGATTGAACTCTACTGAGTATAGATCGTTGATAGGAACGGCGATTGCCGATAATACTATTGATTTATTTATACAACCACCTGAACCAACTGTAAACTCAGGGAGCATATTGGCAATAGGTGACACCATTGAATCAGGGAAATACAAGGACAGGCGAGCTGAAGGTCTATGGGTTGCATCTTTTGATAATGCCATAAGCAAAGCCAACTACCCTGCTGCATGGGATGCTATAGGGGACATCTACAGACAACAGCACTTGGATGCAGGTGATGCAGACCCGGGTGTAGACTTCTTTTTTCCTACTATGATCCCTGGGGCTTATAGCCGTTCTGGGATTTCTGATTCTGCGGAGATTGATGCAACTGCGGATGTTGATATATCAACAAACCGTATAACATTATCATCTACCGACTATACAAGATTTGCAAAGTTAAAGATCTTTACAGGTTCATCCGACGCTGTTGCCATACTTCTGAAGGGCACCCTGCCAACAGGCTTGAATGAAGATACAATATATTATATCAGGTTTAGGGGTTCAGATGAAATAACGTTATATGCAACAGAACATGACGCTATGGCGAATGAAAACGTAATTGACATTACAGCAACAGCTACTGGCCCATTCCGTTTGACCCAAGAGGGCATTAAGCTAAAGGATGCTTTTCAGGGGTTCGTTATAAAGGCTGCTGTAGACGGTTCTGGTGCAGTGGCTGGGGCTAAGGCAGGGGTGGGATCAAGGGAGACTCCGGGGGACTACATAAAGAAACCAGTAACAGACGGCACAAACGGCACTCCCAGAATAGCCAACGAGACCAGACCAATAACGACCATAGCCTATAAATACGTCAAGATCGAGCATGTAACATCCTCGGGTGAGACTATTAGTGCCTTGCGGGAGGTATGGGAGGAAATTGGCAGAACTTCTTGGGAAGAAGAAAACATAACCATCAGCCATAACTTAAAAGCTCATGCAAAAGATTTGAACATTAAAGTAGAATTTTGGAAGTCTGGGCTGGCAAACTATCAAGAAATCAAAGACTTACAACTAACAAGCACAGGAGGAGGCTCTTACGGGGTAGGCATCGAAAACGCCACAGTAGACAGTTTTATCTTAAAGATCGGCTCTGGCGGATTTTTCCTGATAGGGGCGTCAAATAATCTGACTTCTGTTGTTGACACCGTATCTTGTAACATCAGAATCACAATCACCAAGCCTAACCTTGTCACAACGATCTTTGACACAAGCCAGATGCCTAGAGAGTATGACATATCCGCAGAGGACATAGAGGTAGTTCTGCCCGATTTAACAGGTGTACTACAAACTAGGGAGTACTCTTGGATCGGCGGAGGGCATACAGGAACATTTACAGTGAGACATCCTGATGGGACAAGTCAAGTTTTTACTGGGTCAGGTTCTGCCAAGTATAGTGCCACAACAACTTCAACAGGGGCGAAATGGAAAGCGGTCAAGATAGAGGAGAATATCTTTGTTGATACCTCGGCTGGGAATGTCTCTATATCAATTCTAGACGGATCCTTTATTTCACAGAAAGTGAAGGTGTTGTGTGATGGCTCGGGTTTAGCTTATGTTACGTTTACAGGGAAATTAGCGACAGGGGATGTTCCTATATCAGATGGGCTTGCTTTTAATGCAGAATGGGATGGGACTAAATGGGTTGTTATTGATGAGGTTACGGCAGAATATGTGAGTGGAAGCATAACGGTAATCCAAACTTCTATAGGTGATACTAATTTCTGGATAAGCGGATTTGCTGTAGGAGGTAGCGGATCCACATTGACATGGCCGATTATACTAGCATCATCGATATATATTATATCCGTTACAAGTATCTCTGACGCTGGTCTTACCCTCAGAACAACAACCGCAACTAGAACGACAACAAATTCGATAATTTATCTTTGGGACTCATCACATGCACTAGCATCTGGAGCGGCCGATGTTTTTACAATAGGAGGAAAATCATAATGAAAATACAATTCACAAAACGAGATACAGCTGACACTCTCAGTATGGATGGAAATGTTTTGACTCAAAATGGCGTTGAGTACGATCTTGAAAATGTTCCTGAATATATCGCAGAGGATGGAACAACGGCTCCTGCGGTATATAAAGACAGCGATGGAATGGTTCATATTCTAACCACAGTTGATGCAGATAGATTTTTCCTTGCGATGGGTGGTAAGTTTAAAGATGCAGATGGAACAGAGAGAACGTATCACAATTATATGATTTATCATGATGCAGATCTTAATGGTGATATTGACATTGAAGAGCTTAAATCATTCGTGGATGTTTTTAATATGAGTAGTGAAGACAGACGAGAATTTCATAGAAATAAGTTTGCCGAGTTTTCTGGTGGTAAAAGGTTGTCGCAATTGAGTGATGCCAAACGGATTGAATGGCTTATGAAAGGCGTAGAAAAGTAGAAGAAAAAGCCCCTTGATGTAGTGTCTCGGGGCAGAAGGCGGTGCAATATTGACAACTCAAGACTCATTCCTAGCGACAAGGGGAACAGCTTCAACTTTAACAAATCTCAGATTCGGTTATTCAGTAACAGGCACATGGTCATGAAGTATCACGACAGCAGGACAGGGGCAGACGTAGAGATTAGGGACGGTATTATGTTCATCTATGGATCATCAGAAAAGAAGGACTGGAAGCAGGACTTTAAGTTCTGGCTTAAAAGACATGATGGGGTCATAGCACATGCGGGAGCCATGGAACAGGCGATATGGATAAAGGGGAATTGCCCTATGGAAGGGGTCAAATTCATTTATGGACATTCTCTGGGTGGAGCGGTTGCAATTATATTAGGTGAGTTTTATCCTGGTATACCAATCTGTCCACTTGCACCTTTCGCTCCCTTCCCCTTTTGGTATAAGATTAAGAATAAAAAGGTTACTTCCTATGTAGGATCAAAAGATATTGTTCCTAGAGTGTTCTTCTGGAGGAGAGGCAAAGGGGAAGTAATGCATTTCAAGTCTAACTCATGTAAAAATGCTCATATTGAGTATGATAAATACACACCATGGCATATAAGAGGTTTAAAATGATATTACAAAAAGATACAAGAATAAAATCCAAATTCATACGTGAAGATGGGTGTGCTACAATGAGTGTATTCTTCTTAGTAAATAAACTAATCAATTATCCTTTCTCACCTAAAGAGATTGATAAACTAATTAAGGTATTTATTAAAGAAGGGGTTTACACAGATGATATGGATATTTATTGGATTAAAGCCTTTAATTATTTTGGAATCAATGTTCATTATCATAAGGAAGCTCCTGCTTATGTAGCATCCAATAATGAATATGAAATCACAGCTTACTATAATCAAAGAACCAACTATACTCATTTTGTTGTTACTCATGGAGATGTTGTTCTTTATGATCCTTTAGGTTTATCAGTTACAGTTAGAGAGGGTTATCAACATAGTAAGAGGATATTTAAGATATTATGAAAATAAACACCATTAAATTCTTAGTGGTTACTATGTTAATTTTAATGGTGTGTGGTATTGTAGTGGGGTTATTTCTTTTAGAGATTCCCCCTGGCAATAGGGAAGTAGCATACACTATTTTAGGTACATTGATTGCATCTACAATACATGCAATAAGTGATTTATTTAAGAAAGGAGAAACTAGATGAGGAAGTTCTTTAAAGGATTATGGGATACATTAGCGGAGAAAGGGAAATGGACTACATTAATGTCTCTAGTTATTGCATCTCCTATTAACATTGTAGCAATCACACAATACTTTACTGATCCTGATTGGTTTACTGATCAAAGATTATTGGTATTATGTATATTAAATGGATTAGCCTGGTTCTGGGCAATTATGCCTTCCAGAATAACAGCTAAAGGTAAGTCATTTGAACTTACAATAGAGGATTAAAAATGATAGATATGATATTAGGATTTAGTATAGTTATTTTAGTTTTAGTAATGGCTATTATCATTATATGGAATATTAAAACTAAGAAGATTAAAATGTTACATGATACAATCTCCGCTAAAGAAATTAGAATAGCAATATTGACAAAGCAAGCAGAGCTATTAAAATTGAATATAGAGAAATTAAAAGAATACAGTATTAAAGATAAAGCAATTATGGATAAGACTAATAAGATTCTTAAAGTAATAAATGATACGGAGGTGGATGATGAAGCAAAGGACAAAGAAGTATCTTCTTTACTTGATAGTTTTCTTAATAATTAGTTGCAATACTACTCCTGTCATAAATGTTGATTCTGAGCATGTAGAAACACTCTCAGAGCTTCCATCTAAGCCAGTGGGGCTTATACTCCAACCCACTACTAAAGATGATTACAGGCTTAATATGGTGTTATTATTGGGATATTCTTCTCAATTGGAAAACTGGATATATAGTGAACATCCACAACTAAAAAAAGAGGACCCTATAAAATAGAATCCTCTTGTTAAATTGTTAATATCCTAGTGTTACTAGGGTTTTATATATTTCTCTCTTCTTTTCCCCTTATCATTTATTTGGTAAGGGGTTTTTTATTTTATATACATTAGTATTGTGCTATAACTAATAACACCCCAATAAGCCCCACTATAAGAAATATTGTATCATATAGATCCATTGAAAAACTAATATTTAACATATCATTTCCTCTACTACATTACTAATATTGTTAGATTTTTCAATTCTAAATATCTTATCAGATCCATCTATAGTGTCCTTAATATGTGTAGCTGTGATAATTTGTAAATTTAATTTATCACATAGATCCTTCATAAATAAGGATGCCTTATCTCTCATTCCTTTAGATACATGTTTAAAGTTTTCATCTAATATAAATAAAGGTGAAGAAGGTTCCTCTGGTAATGACCATACTGCTGCACGTAGTGCCAATGATGCAATATCCAATGCTGTCCCTTCTGTATCCTTCATGGGGGAGAGTTCCATACTTCCTTTTTTAAATAGTGGAATACATTGTGTCCTATTATTAAATATATCCCATTTAAGGATAAACTCAAAAGGATCATCTAGTACAAATTCAAAAGCCATAGTGACTAAGTTTTCAATTTTATATGATAGTCCTTCTTGTGTTTGTTTTGCTACATAATAAATAATATCTGATGCCATCTCTGCATTAAGATAATCTTTACTATATGTATCATTATTAGTTTGTTCTGCTTTTAATAGCTTTGTAATAGATTTCCTTTCTCCTTTTAATTCATTCATCTTATTCTTATATTTATTTATGTCCATTATTCCTCCTATATGCCTTAGATAATTTATCACATTTTTTCATCATAGGATCTTTTCTTGGCAGTCTTCTAATATCAATAGTGATACATTTCTCCTTAAAATAATCCTTAATCATCTTTAACATAGGATGATCTTTAAATGTTCTAGGTGTGATCTTAGTATCTTCCTTTAACATAGCACAGCCAATAATAGAATCATTATAGATAATAAAATCTTTAATATGATATTTATTGTATATATCCTCTATTGCTAAATATACACCCATTATCTCTGCATCATTATTATTATCAGACATAAAGACTACACTACTAATCTTTTGCATCTTGTTTGTATAAGGAGAAGCATAGATATATCCTGTTTGGCATTTACTATCCTTCCCCCTATAACTGCTATCAACATATACCTTTAAAGGTCCCATTCATATGCCCCTTTAAGAGCATCACCTTTTGTTTCCAATTCCTTTTCTAATTTATCAAGATTTTCATCAATTTTATCAAGTTCTTTTTCTAGTTCATCTAGGGACTTGATACCATAATGTTTTTCAAGGTATTCCATATCGGATTTAATTCTTGTTGTAATCTCAATCTCTTTCTTCTGGTCTTTTGCAATTCTTTCCTGGATAGTGGTAATTTCTTCTTTTGTAATCATTCTTTACTCCTCAATAATTAGATTTTCTACAGAGATATTGAACTTTTTAGCAATATCCTCTTTTGTTATACGAATCGTTGAATCATGTTTAATACCATATTCTGCTACTACTGTTGCCCATTCAAGATCCTTTCTCTCTTCCTTACTAATAAACATATCCATCCTCCATACAGGAAGTAATAAATACTTTCACAGCCTTACTAATCTTATTTTCGATAATATAAGAATCTATATTTTTATCAAAGGATTTCAATGCTTCCATATCTGATTCAAGATAAGTAATAAATGTATCTATTCTTTCATTTCTTGCTTTCCTTTCCTCAATATGATCTGTAGAGATCACTTTAGAAGAATCCTCAATAGGAATATATATAGGCTCATAACTACCATTATCTGTATCTACTAACCACACACAAGGTTTATGATCAATTTGTGTAGTAGTAGTTCTTAGTAGACTACCAGGGTTAATAAGAACACACCCCCCATATTCCTCTGTGAATGTTTTATGGTGGTCCCCTGTGATAATAAAATCATAATCTTTATAAAATTCTTTTAAAATATCTTTTGCAACTAAACCTCCGATCAATTTATTCTCTTTAGTATCTACAAATCCATGATAGATGGCAATATTCATTTTACCATCCACCCTCTGGACATGTTCAATATCCTTACCATAATCATAACCATATAAAATAGTATTGTCAATAGTAATCATATCGGAAAGCCATTTAAAATGACCAATTTCAAACATATGATAAATAAGGGAATCCTCAATAAATTTCACACTTCTATTCTTTTGATCATGGTTCCCTGTGATAGTAATCATACCCTTCAAATGAGAAATTAAACCCAGTGTATGTACTGCATCGGATACGCTATTTCCTACTGCTCTGTCTACTACATCCCCTGCACATAGGTGAGTAGCATTGTGTTTCTTACACATCTCATTGATGAATTGAACCTTATTCAATTGTGTTTCAAAGTAATCCCTATCTGTTCTACATAGAGGAACTTTAGCCCCATCTAAATGTAAGTCACTTGATACTATGAATTTCATTATTCCTCCTTAAACTGTATTTAATTAACACACTTCCTTTAAATCTTTAACTACATTACCACACATAGGACATTCTAGTCCTTTAATCTTTTCAAACTCATTACTAATACTCAATTTAATGCCCTCTAAACTTTCCTCATTGCTTTCAATCTTATTGACTAGCTTAGTAAGTTCTTTATCTCTTTCCTTAATACTATCATACTTTTTCATAATGTCAAGTATTTCTTTTACTTTTTCTTCATATTCTTTTGAGTTTAAACTCTTTAGCTCTTTATTATTCATAGTAATAGTATCGCTCAATGTATCTAGGCTATTGTACCTATCTGTAGCCTTGTCTATTGCATCTTTTAGGGAAAGTAGTGTTTGTATATCACTTTGAAAAGAGAGTGCTTTATTTGCTTCTATAAGAGCTGCATTGGAAATATTAAGACCATCCCTATAACTACTCAAATCACTTTTCTTATTAATGATATCCTTTACACTATTAAATAAAGCATCAACCTTTTCAACTTCTTCCAGGTACTTAGTAGTTTCTTTAATTGTAATAAGATCTTTTTCAAAAGTAGATAATACCTCCTTAATATCAATCAACTCTTTTTGGGAATTTAAATGTTTATTTTCCTCCTCTTGCAGCTTTTCAATTTCCTCAATATCTTTCTCCATAGCTTCAATATAGGAAAAACCATCTATTTGTTCTTCATACTCTCTAATCTGTATATCGGAATCTTTTTTCTTTTTCCTAATATCCTTTACAAGTTTATTTACATTTTTAATAGACTTATCAATAATTTCCAAGTCTACAAGTTTATTAAGAGATTGAGCAATAGCTGATGGATTCTGAGATAATAGAAAATGGGATTCAAACTGAGAAGCAATATTCACTTCTGATAAATTAAGAATTCTAAGGATCTTTTCAGGAACAGCTTTACCTGAGTTTTCCAATCCCATTTCTTCACCATTAAGAATATAAATATTACTAGTTCTAGTTCTTTCTCTACGTATTACATCACCATTAAATGTTTCAATTTCTACATAGCATGATTCTTTCTTTTTAATCTTTCCTTTATCATCTAGTATGCTTTCTGATATTGGATTTCCATTTTGATCATTCTCTGTTACAAATTTAATTCCTTTCAATACAACTGACTTACCAGAGCCACCCTCACCAGATAATACATTAAGACCATCTACAAATTCAAAAGTTTGATCATTATATGATCTATAATTATGTAATGTAAGTCTTTTAATTTTCATTATTATTCTCCTTTATATAATCCTCTACCCATCCTTTCATTTTAATTCCTTTTCTACTTCATAGTATAAAGAATTAATAGCTGTAACGATACTTTCAAATAGATTCATTCCCTGGAATTTAGCACTTATGAATAGTTTTTCTGTTTCTTCTGGACTGGATGTAAAACTATCTATAAAAATAAGGACGGTATACCATAGAATAGTATCATCCATGTAGGTAGTAGTATACAATCTACCATTAAAATCTATTTCAATTCTGGAAAGATTATCAATAGTATCAATATTTACTTTTGCATTTTTATCCAATCTAGTACAAGAACTAAGAAAACTTTCCTTTACTGTTTCATCATATCCTTTATCTTTAAATTGTTTTATACTCTCCATCATATTCATGTAAACACCATACTAATTCTATTGTAATCTTTTATAAAATCACTATATTCAAATGATGGATGCAGCTCTTTATAATCCAAAAGATGATTATTTAGATAAAGAATTGTTTCTATGGTTTCTTTTGAGTTCATAAGGATCTTAATATCATTGATATTTCTTTTCCACCAGGACAATACATCATATACCTTATTCTCTGCATGATAAATATTATCTTTTGATCTTAGTACATTTGTATTGGCTGTCCTATCTTTACTAAAATTATCATTAAAATAATCCTTGTCCAGTTTCAATGTCTCCCCATACAAGAAGCCTCTATCCAATGCCATAACCAAAACAGAATCATCAATCTCTTTAATTTTCTTAACTGTCATATTATCTTCTCCTCCTTCTATTTATTGCTTCAATCATTTTATCATAATCCCATTCAAATAGAATATCCCATTCATATTCCAAATAAAAATCAGATATCCTCATTCCCCTCCCATATCCAGTAGATTCATAGTATTCACCATTTACTTTAAAAATCATATGATCCACATCTCTAAACTTATTACTTAACCCCACTGCTTTTACATCATAGAGACCTAGACATTCATGGTAAAGATAAACATATAGAAATGCCATATCCTCACAATCATTTCCTTCATTGGTTCTATAATATGTTTCATCAGGGAAACTCCAAAAATCACCAGTTGCATCAGGAACATAATTATATGTAGGAGATAACATTAAGTTATTAATGTCTGCTCTGGTGTTGATATCCTCTGGGATCACCCAATCATACTGAAAGTCATAAAACATATCACAACCTGATAGGGCAGTGATAAATAGTATCAATATTATTTTTTTCATAAATTCCTCCATTTCATTTAATCTTGACTTTAGTATAATCTATTATTGAAACTATGTCAATAGAATATATTATTTTAGTTACTTTTTATTAAATGGTTCATATTCCCACGGAGTGTGTTCTAAAATATAATCATATAGTATTTTAAAAGCACCTCCTCTAGTCCTAGATGCCATCTCTATATCATGACATAATCCATGGCAAGTTTTACAAAGGAATAAAACATCATCTCTGGTTTCCTCCCCTAGATGCCTATAATGTTTATGATGTACCTGGAATTGACAAGTTGGTTTTTTCTTTCTTGATCCTTTCCTGGTTCCTACTTTATAAAATTCCCATTTCCTTTTACCACAAATATCACAAACCACATCATCAGTATCAAGAGTCTTTCTAAACTTCCTCCAATGAGTTGTTTTCATATAGTCTTTCCACTTCATAGCTTTAAGTTCTTCTATGGTAGGTAATGGTTTTCGTTTAGCCATTATAGCATATTCCTTTCTAGGATAAGCTCATCATCTATGGTAAAACTATTAGAAATAGAGTCTGGATCGGTAGAATTATTACTAATTAAACTAAGAACACTTTCAAGACCATACCTCTCTGTCATATTAGAAGGGAATAGGACTATTTTATCATCAATGATTTCTGCTATTACACCCATTATTCTTCCCTCCAGAATTCCATCTTTTGCAGTGTAGTTTTCATATTATAAAGTCTTTTTACTTCATTATAGATATTTTTCCAATCGGCATAATCTTCCTTTTGCTTATTAAGTGGGTAGGGAATAGACCTAAACTTCTTTTTAGAAACATCATATCCCTCATTAGGAATTAATCTTCTTAATGCTTTCATTTTCTTACTACTCATAATGCCTTCCTTTTTCTTCTTACTGGTTTAGACTTCTCTTCAATATAATAGAACTTTTCCTGTGCCCTTCTAATAAGTTCATCTTCTCTTTTAAAAGTATCATCTGATTCTATCCAAGTAATCAAAGCATCTCTACTCATAACACCAAACTTCTCAACAAACTTCCCTAACACTACCTCATTGTCATTAATAAATTCCTGCATGTTCTTAGTAGTTAGTCTATTGTATTTTTCCTTGACTGCATCCTCATAATCATTATCTTTAATGAATTGTTTAATTTCATCATTAGATACTGCATCCCCATCAAGTGTAGCTAGATTAAATTTCTCTTCCCATTTTAAAGTATTAATCTTTTTAGGATCAAGTTTCCCATATTCATCTTTTAGATCATAAAGGAAATCAATATTACTACTAATAGGGTCAAATCCTTGTTCCCAGTCAGTATTGATAAATGATCTTCTACCTTCAAATGGTGTTCTAGTCTTTTGAGCATGAATTTGAATACAAGCACCCCATTGTCTATACTTGTCCCCAAATGATTCTACTTCTTTTAATTCCATTTGAACAGAAGAATAGTATCCAGGAGCTTTACCTCCAGACACTTTGGTTTTCTTTTCAAATAGTCCTGCATTAACATTATCTCTTTCCTGAGAAATAACAAAAAGAATAATGTTATTCTTAGCAATAGTGGATGTAGTAGTCCTTAATACTTCACCCATCTTCTTTGCTTTTTCCATACCATATGTTTTGATATTAGAAATGGAGCCATTCTTTTTAAATTCCTTAGTTCTTTGCTCTTTTCTATCAAGCTCTTCTGAAACAGATAAAGCATCTAAGGAATCCAATACCATAATTTTTAGTTTTTTTGGATCATTCTCACTAGCAAATAATTCAATGATAGCCTGTAGTTCTTCCACTGTTTTAGGATAGGTAATATGTTTACCATCATTAATAGAAAAACCCATTCTAGTTTCACTATCAAAAGAATATGCTTCTTCTACATCTAACCATAGATATTCTACATTATCCTTTCCAAACTGCTTTAGTGCTGCATATATAGCTTCAAGTGCTAATGCTGATTTACCTGCTTTAGATGGGCCCCATAACCAAATCACCTTTCCATATGGATAACCTTTTGGATGATCCTTTCCATTAGAAAAAATACAATCTAGGATATGATCACCACTATGTACCCTTTCTACTGCTTTTTCTTTAATACTGTTTTTCTTTTCTTTCAATATTTTCTTCTTCTCCTCAGTATTCATTTCTAAATCCTTTAATGTCCCCCTAATTAAAGGGGGAATAATAATTACTCAGAATCCTTATATGCTTTGTAACAAGCATCATATACAGGACAATCTTCACAAGCATCATCAGTATCTACATCATCACCAAAAGTAAGACCATTAGGACAAGAAGGGTTTTCCTTGGGAGTAGATCTCTTTCTTCTTGCTCTACGCCTTGCTTCTCTACTATCTTCCTCTGATTCTTCCTCTTTAGTGGATCTTTTTTCTTCCTCTGGTTCCTCTTCTTTAATGGGAGGAGCATTAGATTCACTATCCTCCTCTGGTTCCTCATCATCTGTATTATTACCCCAAAGAATATTACTAATTTCCTCTGATGTATGTGTGATTAGCATTTTATCCAACTTAGGGGCATTTTCAATATCCTCTTCCGTATACCCATATTTTCCAACCTTTTCAAAGTCGAACACTTTAATTTCACCTGGATACTTGTCATTGAACTGATTAGGCTCTGGAGTAAAAATAATAGAAGTATCTTCAAAGATCATTTCACCAATAAGAACATTCTTTCTATCTGCTCTCTTTTTAAGATTATCATATGACCATGCTGCGGAGTATTTCCACAACTTAATTTTACCATCTTCTTTATCTTTAATAACAAAGAAAGCCTGTCTAACTGGACGGTAGGATTTTACCTCATCATCTTTCCAAGCATCCTTGGGATCTTTCCCACTTGCCTTAAATTCCTCTCTTTTCTTATCTAGCTGGATATCATGTTCATCACAAATTTCACATCTATTTCCATAGATTTTAGGACATACTACGGCAGATTTAAGTGGTCCGATGTTTTTATGTACAGGAACAATAAGAACACTATCTTCTAGGAAATCCATTTTCTTTAGCTTATCATAATTAGGATGCTTCTTTGTTGTTACCTGATAGGGGATAATGTCAAAAGAATATTCCTGGTCTGGTTCAAGTTTTACAAATTCCAGATCAGGGTAATCTGCTGTGTTAAGAATTGCATCATTTCTCTGTTTAGAGTTATACATGTTTGCTTTCTGAACTTTTTCCAATTTCTCTCTTCTACTGTTTCTTGCATTTGCCATATTTTATTTACCACCTTTTACTTTAATAATTGATTTGATTTCTTCTTGTTTAATAATCATTACTGGATTATCTATATCTGACATATTTTCTTCATTGTAAAAATAATAATCACCATATTGAAACTTCACATACTCACTATCTATCGTGATTTCTTCACCATCTAATTTTGTTTTAAACATTACTCCTTTCCTTTCTCCTTGATCTTCTTGCTTCTTTGGTTTTACTTATTTCATACTCTTTATCCATATCCTCCTTAATCTTTTTTACTTTTCCATCATACTGTTTCTCTTTACTAGGATCTCTAGGTTCTGAGAAATAATCAGACATATATAATCTAACCTCCTCCTGTAAGGCATACTTTTTCTGATCCATTGCAATACAAAATGTAGAATGAATATCCGATTCATATATTAGATCATTGATTTCTTTATCAATTTTAGAAAGCTCTTCACTTGAATCCAATACCATTTCAATAGCTTTTTCCGTAAGTTTAACTGGCTTATCTGTAGCATCTACAATAATCTCCTTGCCTGTCCTGTACTCCATTGCTATTTCTGCTCTACGAAACTTTAGGTAGGATTTTTTTCTTCTTAGATTATTATTAATCTCTGCTAAATCCTCTCCTGCTTTCCTTCTCTCAATTGCCTGTCTTTGCCATTCCAAATCCAACGCATGTAGATCTAAACTTGTAGGATCATCTTTATTCATACTCTCTCCTTATTTTTTGTTCTATTGTTTCAAACTCTTCATCTAATGAATATTTTCCTGGCGGATTTAATGCAATATCATACCATTGCCAGTTGTCTACTCCTCCATTTTCAAGTCTCATTAGTTTTTCTTTACATCTCAATAAATCAATGTATTCACCAGTACTGATTTCCACAAATGACTCCCATAATCTCCTCCTATTTATCAAATTTTAATCTAACATATTTTAAAGCATATCCATTTTGTTTTACAGCTTTTAAACAAATTTCTTCTGTTTGATCTTTAATATAAATTAAAGCATATCCATTTTGTTTTACTGCTTCTAAACAAATCGCTTCTGTTTGATCTTTAACATATTGTAAAGCATTTCCATTTTGTTTTACAGCTTTTAAACACATTTCTTCTGTTTGATCTTTAATATAAATTAAAGCATATCCATTTTGTTTTACTGCTTCTAAACACATTTCCTCTGTTTGATCTTTAACATATTTTAACGTATATACATTTTGTTTTACAGCTTCTAAACAAATTTCCTCTGTTTGATCTTTAACAAAGTTTAAAGCATATTCATCTTGTTTTACAGCTTCTAAACAAATTTCTTCTGTTTGATCTTTAACATATTGTAAAGCATTTCCATTTTGTTTTACAGCTTCTAAACAAATTTCCTCTGTTTGATCTTTAACAAAGTTTAAAGCATATCCATCTTGTTTTACAACTTTTAAACAAATTTCCTCTGTTTGATTTCTAACATATTGTAAAGCATTCCAATTTTGTTTTACTGCCTCTAAACAAATCGCTTCTGTTTGATTTCTAACATATTTTAAAGCATCCCAATTTTGTTTTACTGCCTCTAAACAAATCACTTCTGTTTGATTTCTAACAAAGTTTAAAGCATATCCATTTTGTTTTACAGCTTCTAAACTATCTTTTTCATTAAGATATTTATAAATCTCCTTTGTATTTGTTTCTTTTAAAAACTCTTCTCTTGTCATAATCTCCTCCTATACGATTATTATCTATTATCACCATCACCTTTAATTTTCCCTCTTGCCATTCTACTTTGTAGCTTCTCCACATTCATAGACATAATATCAGATAGATTGGAATCTAAAAATCTTGCTTCCTCATCTACAAATTTAATAATAGCAGATAATGTACCCCATAACCTCATTCTTCTATCTTTTGTATTAGTAAGAATATAATTATCATCCCTGATAGTCTTCTTCATAATCCCCGCTACTGTACCTGTATGTTCCCTAATGTCATACTCACTATTTACTTTCACTTCTAGCATAAGATTATAGTGATCATCCAAAATAGCAATAGGATAAAGAATATCTCCAAGTTCCTTTTTAAGATTAGTCATATCTTCTATTTTAGTAATATTCCATATATCTTTTACCTTTAATTTGGCTTCAATATACTCATTGACCTCATCAATTATTTCCAAGGCACTACAGGCTATCTTTTCTTTATCACTCTTATACATCAATGTTTTCAGTGAGTGTGCTTTAAATTCATCCCAATTCAATTTTAAACCTCCTCTATTTCAATAATACCTTGATCTATAGCTTCATCCAAATAATCTTCAATGATTTCAATTGCATCTCTTATTTTTTTAATATCATCATCATTTTTATCATAATAAAACTCACTTGTAAAAATAGGTTCCCTTTCTTTAAATTCCATAATCCCTTCCTATTTATCAAATTTTAATCTAACATATTGTAAAACATCCCAATTTTGTTTTACTGCTTCTAAACAAATCGCTTCTGTTTGATTTCTAACATATTTTAACGTATATCCATCTTGTTTTACAGCTTCCAAACAAATTTCCTCTGTTTGATCTTTAACATATTGTAAAGCATTTCCATTTTGTTTTACAGCTTCTAAACAAATTTCTTCTGTTTGATTTCTAACATATTTTAAAGCATATCCATTTTGTTTTACAGCTTCTAAACAAATCGCTTCTG